GTACCAGCGTTTGCTCCAACTGTTGAATAACCCATATCGTTTTTTGCTACATCATAATGTAGGTTTGATTGTTTAGTGGATAGTGGGTTTGTTGGTGGTGTTGCACCGTTTGGTTGTGCAGCATATGCACTACCTTGTGGGTTCTTTGACCAACCCTTTGTTAACATGTCTAAAAGTCCCATGATATATGTTTTAATTATAAATATGTCGAATTAGTTTATTTGAAACCCTTTACGTTGATGTCCGTTGGTATTGTTAGATATCTTTTCTCCATCTAAGTATACATCTGGTGATTTCATCGGTCTGCTGTTTAATTCGTTGCGCATTGCCCGTATTTCTGCAATTAGTGCTGAATTGTCTTGGGCAGATGATGGGGATGATTGGGTAGCTAATCGTGTGTTGATTTTGGGTGCAACTGCGATTTCATCGTTTGGTGATATGGAGTATAGCCCACCTTCTTTTGTGGATATGGTTGTTTTACCCGTAAGGTTTGAGTAGTTAAGGTCGCCTACATTTTTTGCTTCGTTGGTTGCTGATCTCATAGCAGAGACAGCGGCAGCAATACCGGCAACTATCCCTATGGTTCCCAAACCTAATGTTAGTGCTTCAGCTGAAGTGATATCTGCCACGGCTTTAGCTGATGATAAACCTAGCAATGTAACCATTCTAGGTATAGCGGAGATTAATTCTTTTCCAAATTGTGCTGCCCCAACGGCAACTTTAGATACCATTACTCCCCCAATTAGCCCCAATAATGGATACATTACTCTTACATCAGATAAGATAGAAGATATCCATCCTGCTAAATCTGCAATAGGGGATACTATTCTGAGTATAGGTTCAGATAACTGGATGAATAATTCTTTGAGTTTCTCTACGGATTGAGTAAATCGTTCCTGTATTGACTGTTGTGCAAATTGGTTGGCTAACCCTTCCTCCCCTAAACGTTTCTTGGCTTCTTCCATCCCAACTTGTTTTACCAAGTTGTTGAATTTTTCCTGTGCTGTGGCTCCTTCCACTGCTGATAGTTTAGCTAATGCTTCTCTATCCATCAATGATTGGGCTAATTCATCGCGGTTCATACCAGCTGCTTTGGCTAAAGCCTCCTGCTGTATAACGTTCATTTTGGAGAAATCCGCCGACGTTCCTACTTGCTTCGCTATCTCGGCTGATGCCTCAGCTATATCGCCGTTTAACGCAAGTAAACGCGCTTTCTCCAGGTTTAAATTCTTGCCAGTTAATAGCTCAGCCGATAGTTCTGATTCGATAGATGATTCGAAGTTTAGTAACGATTGTGCTATTTTTTCTGCTTGTTCTAGGTTAAGACCAAATTGTTTTGCTTTTGATGCGGCAATAGCAACTTGTTCTGCACTACCCCCTAACGATAATTTAAGTGAGGCTGACGCTGAATTTACTTCGCGTAGGATTTGTTTTTCGTTGAGTATAAGCTTATTACGTGATGCGTATGCTTTTGCTCCACCTAGTATTTCTTGTGAGTTTTGCTCAAGTGTTTTTCCATTAACCAACGATAACTTCTCGATACCCATTAATTCATCGTGGGTGAAACCAGCTTGTTTGGTTAACTTGGTCATGGTGATCAAGTCTTGTTGGTTTAACATAGCATTACTGCCTAATGCTTGGCCAACAGCCACATATGACTCTTGTAAACCTTTAGTAGCCAATGCCGCATCACCTGATATAGATGCTATAGTTCCTAGCTCACCTCTAACACGTAGTGCTTCGGTGTAGGTTAGGTTCATCTTTTTTGCCATATCACCTGCACCTTCATCGGATGTTTTGAGTGCTAATGCTAGTTCAGTGATAGCAAATTGGAGTAAATTGGCTTTGGTGAATGCACCAGCAATGTTTGTTTTAAGCTGGTTCATGAATGTACCTAGAGCGTTGAATTTACCGCCTGATATTTCTGCTTCTTGGCCTAGCTTATATGTTTCCTCCAACGCTTTGTTTATACCCATTTCAGGTAAACCTAAACGGTGAAGCATTTTGTCAATACCACCCAATACTTTTGGATAAAAACCAAGTTGTTTAGATATATCTTGATGCCGCTTAAGTACATCGTTTAATGTATTTTCGGTTATGTTGAGTACACTTTCTTGTTCAATTAATAATCCCGTGATTGTGGCAAGCAATACTTCTGCTTCTTGACGCTGTTTATTGGTTAAGTCACCGTGGTTTAATTGTTCAGATAACGAACGTTCAAGTTGGGACAACGATTCTTTCTCTACTTTGAATTTTGTTTTGAGTGACTCGAGTTGTTTTTCCGATAACGAGTTGATTCCTTTATAGTGATTAGCTAAACTGGATGCTATGCTGGATAATGAAGATAATGATTTTTTAGATGATGATATGGAATTGGAGTATGTTTTGGCTTCGTCTACAATGGCTTTCCATGAACCAATCATTTCATTGATTCCACCATCTATATCGTATATCTGTTCCTTTAGTTCATTGTGTAAATCCACAAGAAACCTCATGTCCTCTACGCTTTCCTTTAATTCACCAAATGGATTTTGTTGCCCCAATTTAGCATATAACGCATTTATTTCGGTTATGAGTTTCTTTTTTTTCTCTAAATCGTCAGCCATTCCAATTACATTTTATGGTAATAAATATAGGTAAATACAAGCTCTATTGGTAGCTCACCGGTTTCTTTGCTTCCTGTTGTTGCTGTAGGTGTTGCTGCAAGAACTCTGGTGCTCTGATTACACCGTCCTTGTCAATTACGGTTTTGGTTGTTCCGTTATCGCCTGTTGGTTTGTTTTGTTCCTCGAAGAATTGTTGTATTTTACGGAAAGTAAAACGGCGAACCCACAATGGCATGTCATATACTGTTTGCCATGTGTATCCGCCGTTACCGTGAAATACTATCTCGTGAATTTGAGAGTATACTGCGTTTTTGTGTTCGTCTGGTTGATTAAATATCTGGCCAAAAGAAAGATAAGCCAATTGGGATGTTGATTCGATTTTCAGTATTGCCGGGAAAAAAAGTTAAATCAACGTCCGGTTGAATTTCTTTGATATATTCGCGTAATGCGCGTGAATCTTTCGCTAACAGGTAATTGTCGACGAAGTTGCGGACATCTGCTTTATTGCGTTTACCTTCCACCGAAGTTAACAGATACTTCAATCGTGTGGATAATTCCAGAACGTCGTCTTTTTTGATTTTACGTAAACCGGCTAATTCCTTGTCTATGTCTTGCTCGTCTTTCTGAGTCAATAACTTGAACGTTACTGTATTCTTTGAGTATGGTAATGTGAACTCGAATTCGTTTTTACCTGGGGTGAATATTTCTTCTTTGATTGGTTTACTGTCGATTAAGGATAAATCAACTGTATGTGATTCGCCACCATATTCGAATGAATAGTCTTTTCCGTAACCCAATATTCTAGCTGCAATCATGATTGCGTTTTTGTCTCCGATTAGTAAATCATCGAAATTAACTGGGGTGACAATTAATGATTTTAATAGGCGATCAAGTACTGTTCCATCTTCAATGAAGCGACGGTTGGTAAGGATATCTTCCTCTCTTGCGCTCATGTGTTTAATTTCGATTGTACCTTTGGATAACTCGGATGTTTTATCGTATAACAGTCCTTTTGATGGTAACTCCACTATTTCAGTGGGCATTTTAAATTCACTCATAGATTTTATTTTATATAACTGTATTGTGTGCTTATAAATATGTTACAGTGTAGTAACAGTATCGGGGTTTACGCGGTAAGTAACTACTCCTTCCACTTTGATGATTTGACGTGCTATGTCTTGCATTTTGTCACGGCTGAATCCACCTGATTTGATGAATGGGTAGCCATCTACTTTAATGGTTAGCATTGCTCTAAATCGTGTTTTTTCTTGTTCGTTGTATGGAAGTAACTCTTTTTCGGATGCTACGGTAACACCGGTGATTGAGCGTATATCCGATAATATTTCTTTTTGTGGACGTACCTCTAGGTTAGTGATTAATTCGCCAACCATTTTGTACTTGTCTTGGTATTCCTCGTTTATGCGAATTACTTCTTCCTTGATTATACGTTTAATGTCTGATTTTCTCATGTTAATGTATATGGTATAAATATATTGAGGTATGGTTAGGAAGCCAAGGGAAAATGAAAAACCCCACATTTTTTTGATGTGGGGTTAATGTATTGTATATAGCTATATAGTTTAGTAATTCAACACGCAATAATCTGGGCGGATTGTCATTTTGATGTTTACTGCTTGGCCATCGTCATCGTAGCTATAGTCGCCAAAATTAACATTGGTTGGGAAAGCACCCATCACCTTCCACTCACTCACGATATCCCCTACTGGGCCTAACACGTTGAAGGTAAGGTTTTTCTTGTAGAAATCCGAGTAACCATCTCTACCTGTTACTGATTCGTGACCTAAACGGATCCATTCCATTACAGCTTGAGCACCTGATGGAGTGATTGATTCAAATAAAGTCAAATCAATTGTGTTCCATTTTGTTTTACCCTTCACGAAACGTTGAACGTTGATGTGGTTAAGTTCTACAGCGGTTTGGTCTAATGATATTGCAGTTACTCCTTTTACTAGGTAAGCAGGAATACCATCTATGTACATTACGAATCTATTCGACTGCTTCGGTTCGAATGCAGTGTAGAATATTTCATTTGAATTTAAAATTGGCATGTTCTATAGTTTTATTCGTTAATAAATATTGGGCTGATAATACATATGTAGGGGTAAAAGGAAGATAATAGGTTTTATTTAGGTTTGTATATCCATTTAAAACCATATGCTGTTTTTGATACATTACGTAAACAACAATTTATATTAGATATTTTAAATTTTTCATTGCTAGCGGCAGCATCTTTTACACTTTTAAATTCTTGTATTATATTATTTTGTTTATCTAATTGTATTATAGGTTTAGATTTTTTATCAATATATGATTGTGGTTGTTTTTTTCCTTTTTTTCCCTGGCTTATTTTTTCACAGTGTTCTTTTGATAGCTTAACTCCTGATTTTAACTGGCTTATAGTTTCTCCAAATCCCTCTGGTTTAGGTTTACCTGAGTTGGCTTTTCGAAGTTTTTCTTTTCTTTCTTGGTTTTGAGATATTTTGTCTTTAGTTTCTTGAGATACTTTTCTTCCTTTATTAGACTCTGAAATTTTTTTAACTACATAATCATATTTTTCAGGATTTAAATCTTTATTATACCA